GAAAGATAATCCTTATGCACGATGGTTTGTTGCAGCCAAGTCACCTTTGACGTATGATCGTTGGGAATACGGCGACACATACAGCCGTGAGGTAACACAATACGGAACATTAGATTCCGCAACACAAGAATGGTTAATGGAGTACGGAATATGAATTTTCATAATGTAAAAAGCATCAATGTCGAGCGCGACTTAGAGAATGGCTGGACTACTATTAGGGTCACTAGACATGAAAGTATTGATGTAGATTTTGATGATGAGCAGTCTATCGCTGCTGATTTTGGTATTGATAGGTTCGATATGCATAGCCTTGTTAGTCAGCTTAACAGGAAAGGTACAGTGACAGATGAGATCACCTTCTTTCATGTTGCTGATAAGGACATTGGTATAACTGTGGAGACTAAAGGATGAGTGATGATATATGCTGGGTTGAAGCCCATAAGGGACACCCAGACGCGCCTTGGAACCAGCCAGATGCTGATGATCTGACCTTTGAGTTTGAGGTCAACATGAGCTTTACTGTACGGGCTAGGGACAAGGACGATGCACAGTGGTTGGTAGAGACTTTGATAAAGCCCTCACCAGACTTGATTGACACAGAGATAACAGGAATAATGGAGATCTAAATGATTTATAGAGTAAGAAAATTCAAGACGCGCTATGGCTTTAATGAAGGTCGATGCTACACAGGCATTCACTTTGGCAAAAGGTCATGGTACTTTCCTCACCATGAGCGTGGAGGCTTCTTCTTTATCACAGACAAGAAGGGCCGCACCAGTGTGAGAAGGGCTGCATAGGACTCTCCTGCCACCTGAGTACGTGGATAAACTGCTCACTTTTAATTTGGAGATTGACATGGATAATATAGATATATTTGTAGATCACTTTGTGATTCATTCTGAGAGTCGCTTGGCTCTCATAGTTAATGGCAGTAGGGAGCAATTTGATAGTAGATTGCGTGAACTTGTGCAAACGGAAGTCAAAGATATTTTGACTAACCGAGTTAAAGAGCTTGAGAAGCAGAGGGATAGGCTTCCTTCTGCAAAGCTTGAGAGACGTGATAGGCTCACTGATGCCATCACTACCCTGAAGGATTTGCACGATGATCTGGAATTTTGGGGAGTAGAATATCACGATTATCAAGACCGCCTGAGAGAACAAGCATGAGCGACATATTCTATAAAGCTATCAAGGCTCAAGAAAAGCTTGATGATATTTTTATCAACAAGTACTGGCCTGCTGGTGCTACTGAGCCACCACCTAAAAGGGTATCTGATGCTATCTACTGGAGGTGTCAGGGGTTTAGCTACGCTCAGATAGCGAGGGAGATGGGCATATCGAAGGATACCGTAATAGGTATTTTAAGGCACACATGATGCGTAACATTATAGATCTATGTAATCACATTCTCCTATACACTGATGTGTACTATGAGGGTGAAGAGGTAACAGATGATATTAGAGATGCCGCACTAAATCTGTGCATGAAGTATGGTGATGACTTTTGCGTGGGTTTTATTGAGAACTACTTAGAAGTATCAAAGGAGGAGTACAGTGATAGTTTATAGAACACATCCAAGAACCAATGCTGAAAGGGTTATGGCTATGCCCTTGAGTAAAAAAGAACACGATACATATCTAACATTTGTTAGAACTGGCAAAGGCATGAGGCCACCACAGCTAACACAGGATCAGGTGAGCTTTTTTGAAACGGGCCTTACACACAACGGAGGATAACATGGAACCAGAAGAAGAATACTACTATTACACCGGGGAGCTTGAGGATTTTGAGGAAAGCGTCAGAGAAGAGATGAGGCAGAGAGATATGTCTGAACTTTTTTCTTCTGGAATAGAAAATTTTTACGACACCCCTGAAGATTTGTGATAAAATATTTTTAAGTTTTGAAAGGAGATAATTTAAAATGAGTGCTGTAGACACTAGAATGGAGTTCTGTAGTGAGGTTGATGATTGGTGGTGTCAGTTGTTTGCCTTGCGTATAGGAGCAAGCCCACCTTCAGGTAGGTTAAAGATTAAGTTTATATCTTTTGTTGAAGATCGCTGCTCTGAGGTAGGGTCTTGGAGGATACGTGACGATGATCTTACTTCATTGTTTGTTGAGTTTATTGATGAACTTGGAGATGGCTGATGTTATTTGAGGTAACCTCAGAAGATTTTGAGGCATTTAAGAGATCGAATATTATTGGGATGTTGTACACTAACAAGTCTACATATGATCTAAAGCTTGACTACTACGGCAAAGGCCGACACTGCTTGGAGGTAGAGGATGGTATAGATGCTGATCTTGAATGTGTTGTAGCTGAATTTTTTCTTGACCAAGCACCTCATCCGTGCTAGTCTTTTACACACGCTAACAAAGGAGAAACTTTATGCGTATGATTGATGGTATCCCACAGGTATTAACTGGAGAAGCTTTTTATCCTCATGTAAAAGTGCCTGTCCCTAACTTCAGCGGTGATCGCAATGGGTATGAGATTAACCTAGCGGTATCGGATGAAGTCTATGAGAAATTCATTGCTGCTGGCTTTAATGTCGGTATCAAGGCTGCTGGGCGTTCCAAGTACACTGAAGATCCAGTGATTCATTTCTATCAGTGGGAAGTAAACGGTAAGGGTGAGAAGAACCCTGTGCCTAAGCTTGTTGACACTGACAAGAATGAGATTGATGTGCAGATTGGTAACGGCTCAAAGGTTGCAGTGCAGTGGCGTTCAGCCGTGTACGGCCCTAACAAGCAGTACAAACGCGCAATCCTTGAGAACGTCCAGATTTTGGATCTTGTTGAGTATGGTCAGGGTGCTGCTGGCGAAGCTGCACTAGCATTTTAGAGGATCTATTATGAGTGAAGAAACTAAAGGCTGGACTTTTACAGCCGACGATGGTGGAACCTATGCCGTAGAGAAATTTACGGATCAAATGAAGCTTGCATTCAATCTTTTGCTGGAGACAGACAAAGAGTTGAGAGTGGCACAAAAGACTGCGGCTAAACTTGAAATGGCTCTGAGGGGATTCAATTCCTCTATAGCTAGTCAGTTGACTAAAGAGATGCTGGTGGAGGAGAAGAAGCCAGAGCCATTGGAATCTATGGACTAAACTTAGGGGGCTGCAAGGCCCCTTTCTTTTATGGAGACTTTAATGTCTTTTGTAGATACACATAAGCCCTGCTTAGTCTGTGATAGCAGTGACGGAGTGGGCATCAATGAGGACGGTACTGCCAAGTGCTTTTCTTGTGGAACATTTTATACTTACGAAGGGGGAGAAATGATACAAGCCCCGAAACTTGTAAAAGATAATGTCGCAATAACTGAAGGAGACTTTAATGCTTTGCATGACAGAGGAATATCTCTGACAACCGCAAAGAAATATGGTGTTAGGTCAGTAGTAAATTCAAAAAATGAAGTATCCCGACACTTCTACCCATACTATAATGGGTCTGAAGAGGTTGCATACAAGACTAGGTTTGTTAGTGACAAAGGCTTCACAGCCTCTGGCCCTATCTCAGAGTGTGGCTTGTTCGGACAACACACTGTCGGTGATAAGGGCGGTAAGTACATCACTATTACTGAAGGTGAGTGCGATGCTATGGCAGCTTACGAGTTGTTGGGTTCTAAGTGGCCTGTGGTATCTGTTAAGAATGGAGCGCAGGGTGCAGAGAAGGATGTCAAATCTCAGATAGAATTCCTTGAGAAGTTTGACAGCATCGTGATCTGCTTTGATGCCGACAAGCCCGGACAGGAAGCAGCTAAGAAGGTTGCGCGTCTGCTCAAGCCTAACAAGGCTAAGATTATGGTCATGCCTGATGGTCATAAAGATGCCAATGATATGCTGCGTAAAAATCAGCACGGCTCTTATGTTAATTCTTGGTGGAATGCTAAGACTTATACGCCCAGTGGTGTGATGAATGTCAGTGAGAATAAGGACAAGTATCACAACCGTGTAAAGAAGAAAGCTATTCCTTACCCTTGGGAAGGGCTTAACAAGAAGCTTGAGGGCTTACGCACAGGTGAGTTGGTTCTCGTTGCAGGAGGCACAGGCTTAGGCAAGACTGCTGTTACACGCGAACTAGAACACTGGCTTATAAAGCAGACAGGTGACAACATAGGCATCGTCGCCTTGGAGGAAGACTGGACTCGAACAGTGGATGGTATACTGTCTATTGAGGCCAACGCTAAACTACACATTGATCGCATCAGGGAAGAACACTCAAAGGAAGAACTTGACATTCTTTTTGATGATGTCTTTGTTGATAACGATAACAACGACAGGGTATGGATACACGCACACTTTGGCTCCAATGATATTGATGGCATCTTTTCTAAGCTGCGCTATATGATTGTGGGTTGCGAGTGTAAGTGGGTTGTTATAGATCACCTACACATGATGGTGTCTGCAACCTTGGAAGGCGATGAACGCCGATCCATTGACTCCATTATGACTAGGCTACGAAGCCTCGCAGAGGAGACAGGAGCGGGTCTTATACTGGTTTCTCACCTAAGACGTATAGATGGTAACAAGGGCCATGAAAAGGGCGCAGAGACAGATCTGAGCCATCTCAGGGGCAGTCAATCTATCGCACAGCTATCTGACTGTGTTATAACCTTAGAAAGAAACCAGCAAGCTGATGATCCTGTGGTAGCATCCACTACCCGTGTGCGTATCTTGAAGTCTAGATACACAGGGGATGTCGGGATCGCTACCTATCTACAGTATGACAAGGATACTGGAAGACTCAACGAGGTTGATGATACTGACATAACCTTTGAAGAAGAGACAGGGTTAGCCTTTGAATGAAGATACTATTTGACATAGAAACTGATGGCTTAGATGCCACAAAGATATGGTGTCTAGTAGCACAAGAGGTTGATACAGGAGAGGTCTGGGCGTTTGGGCCTGATGATATTGAGCAGGGAGTAGAGCTTCTTAACAAAGCTTCACAACTCTCAGGGCATAACATCATTGGCTTTGACATACCAGTGCTTGAAGATCTCACCTCATTTAAACTAGGCGAACAGAAACTAATAGATACGCTGGTGCTTTCTCGACTCTTTAACCCAGTACGTGAGGGTGGTCACAGCCTAGCAGTGTGGGGGCAGAAGCTAGGACTTGGCAAGATAGACTTCAAGGAGTTTGATTGTTACAGCCCTGAAATGATGACCTACTGTAAGCGTGATGTTGCCTTGAATGTGAAGGTCTACAAAGACTTGCAACGCGAAGGCGTAGGCTTTGATCCTAGATCTATGGCTTTAGAAACTGATGTGGCTAGTATCCTCAAGGATCAAGAGCGCACAGGCTTTTACTTTGATGAGTACGCAGCGACAATGTTACTCGCTCTAATGCGTGAGAACATGGCTGATAAAGAAGCAGAGGTTGCTAAGGTTTTTAAACCTAAGATGGATGAGCGTATCATCTACCGCAGGGAGAAGAAGTCTGGCGGCTTGTCAAAGACAGGTAGCTGGGACACATTGAATGGGCCGGGAGTCAGGCTTAGAGATGAGGAGTATGAGGAGCTATCTAAACCAGCAGCATTCACAACGACTAGGATAACTCAGGTTGACTTCAACATAGGCTCACGTAAGCAGGTAGGAGAGTACTTGATTGAGTTTGGTTGGAAGCCTACGGAGTTTACTGTTAACGGTAGACCTATTGTGAATGAGAAAACTTTGTCGCTTATAAACGACATACCACAGGCAGAGCTTATAAAAGACTACCTGATGTATCAAAAGCGTGAGGCACAGATTTTT